ATATACTTGATCAATACAATGGTAACTATGCAAAAGAATTTGGACCTAATAAATTCAGTGCATATCAAGCAATCACACATTGGAGTACACATTATCCTAGCGATTCAGTAAATACTCGTTATGATAGGGAGAGGAAAGTGTCTAACATGGCTTGGTTTAGCCAAGCAGCATAGAGATTAGATGGGAGTGCAATCTTCATCTTATTCCTCCTCGTACTCCCATCCTTCAATCAATGAACCATGTAACTAAATTAACAAAGGAGAGCTTTGTGATAGATAAATGCAAATCATGTAGTAGAAAATATACAAAGGCTATGCTTATAGATTTTCAACAAGCTAGATTTTGTATCAAATGTTTTAACAGGAGAGGATATGAAAACAAAAACAAGAGTCGTTAAAAAACTATGGAAAGGTATGTATATCTCACTAAGAGATTATGAAATACAACAAGCCATTGATAAGAACTATACTATTCAGGCAGTTCATAAAGGTGAAGTAATGATGCTTACACCTAATAGATTAAAAGATATTGATTTAACTATAGGCACACCACAAAAATCAGTGTATAGTGGTAAGTCTTATAGACTAATAGATGTGAGGTGGAATCCCTATGACAGATCAGATAAATCCGAATCATTACAAGACAGGAAACATTGAAACATATGATTTCATTATAGCTAAGAATTTATCTTATGCTCTTGGTAATGTGATAAAGTATATTGTAAGACACAAATACAAAGGAGGTATTGTAGATCTTGAAAAAGCTAAATGGTATCTACAAAAAGCAATAGATGAATACGATAGATCCAAAGATTCTAGTTAGAAAATTTGCAAGTGATAGGAAGTTACGTAATAAATCTAAAAAAAATTATAACATGTCTGATCCTATGCAACGTAAGTTGTGGTGGATAGATAAGGTTTGTTACTTCTGCTATCTCAAACATGATAAGCAAACTGCCCAGGCATTACGCATTGAACTTAATAAACCTTATGTTCATGCATCTGCTAGAGGACTTGCTAGAGATTTATGGAATGAAAGAAAAGGTTTAGAAGAATTAACAAAGAGGAGGCTCGATGAACATCAACAAACAAAAGAACGTATTAGACAGAAAGTCAGGAATCGGAGGCAGTGATGCCACCAAGATTGTAGCTGGTGAATGGAAGCAGCTCTATCAGCTCAAGAAAGGTTTGATAGATGATGAAGATCTATCATTTATATTACCTGTACAGATGGGAATATATACCGAAGACTTCAACAGAGATTGGTTTACTGCTCATACAGATTTACCAGTCAAAGAAGTAGAGAGTACATTACAACACAAGAAGCATGACTTTATGTTAGCTAACTTAGATGGATATGTACTCAATGAAAACTTAAAACCAATGGGTGTGTTTGAGGCTAAGCATGTCCATGCATTTACTAAAGATGATACTATACTTGAAAAGTATTACGCACAGATACAACACTATATGATTGTGAGTAATCTACCTCAAGCCTGGCTATCTATACTCTTTGGTAATAACAAATGGAAGTCATTTCATGTCCAAGCAGATAAGAAGTTTCAGAAGAAACTAATACAGGCAGAGGAAATGTTTTGGCAATATATAATTAATGATGAAGAACCTGCTGACCATGTAGAGTTCAGTTCGATAGGAGGAACTAATGACTAAAATGAAACCACTAAGTAACCCAGAAGAACACAAAAGATACTGGGATCAACTTAAAGTTACTAATCCAGACTTTACCAAGAAGATCAACAAAGGCTTTGGTGATATTACCACCATTGATCCAATGTGGCAGATCGGAAAGATGACGGAAGTATTCGGTCCGATTGGTGAAGGTTGGCAATGGAACGCTGAATACAAGTATACAGATACTCTAGTATTCTGTGAGTTAAAGATGTGGGCAGGTTCACATTCAAGTCTAGGTGGCTTTGGGCCTGTATCTTCAGTTCAATCATTGTACAAAAACAATGGTAAGCTAGATGATGAAGCACCTAAGAAAGCTATGACAGATGCACTAACTAAAGCTATGTCTCATCTAGGTATGAGTGCAGATGTATTCTTAGGTTTACATGATAGCAGTAAGTACATTGAAAAAGTCAAAGCAGATATTAAATCTAATGTAGATAAATCTAAAATTAAGGAGGTTACATGAAGTGTATAAGAGCTGGACATTACCAAACAACTATAGCGTATGGGCATAGCCTAAACATTATAGTAAACATAGTGAAGGTAACTCCTCGCTTTCAGGACTCCGTTACTAAATGGAGATTGACTATTGATGATACACTCATCAAGAACCAACACAAATCTGATTGGGATTCTTACGCAGGTGCTAAGAGGAAAGCAATTAGAATGTGTGAAAATCTATTAATGAATGACATCATTAAGAAGATTGACAAGGCTTTTCCTAAACCAAAGGCAAAGCTAGAAAATAAACTAGTACAGTTAAGGAGATAATATGATTAACAAAGTAATATTAGTAGGTAGATTAGGTGTCGATCCAGAGATCAAAGCTACCAGTAAAGGTGACGAGTATGCTAACTTTAGTTTAGCTACATCAAAGAAGATCAAGACCAAAGATGGTACGTGGCAAGAGAAAACTACTTGGCACAAGATTACTACCTTTGATCCGAATCTTACTAAGACAATCAAAGACTATGTATCTAAGGGTACTATGTTGTATCTTGAAGGTGAAATAGATGTATCAGAATATACTGATTCTAATGGTAATAAAAAGTATAATACTTCTATCATTATACCAAGAGTCACTGGTGTTATGAAGATGTTAGGTGGTAAAGGTGATGCTAAAAAGCAACCATCTAATGACTTACCAGATGACGATATCCCTAGCGATATACCATTTTAGTTTTAAAAGTTTCCCCTACCCCTTGGGTATTTTGACTGCATATCAAAAATCTAGGTTGGGGAATACAGGGTGCTAGTACAAACTATAGTTAAAAGAAAGGATAATATATTTGTGTATATATCTCCCCTAGTATTAGCACCTTACAAATGATAGAAAGAGTTAATGACAATGATTGTTAAAGGAGAACTTGACGAACTTGTAGACACGCTCAATGACTACAGTGTCTACTTAAAACAATTTGGTTACGATATCGATACTATTTTTGCAGCATATGCCATCATGGCAGCTTCGCTATCAGGCAAAAAGATCAAGAAAAACGCTTCCTCAGATGCTATTAAAGAACGTATGTCAGAACTTAACGTTGTTCAGGCACGTGCTTCTGATACAGTTCATTAGCATATTCCACTGCATCAAAATTATGATGTTCCCAAAACCTATATTCTGGTTTATACTTACCCCATGTCAGTTCCGAATGGTGTTCAAAACACAATGGTACTACAAGCTGATTAGATCGTTTATGTTGAACCTGGCTACCACGTAGATGATGAACATTCATTGGTGTATTTGACATACAACCTGGAACACAACATCCGTGTTCAATAATTTTTAGAAAATATTTTTTATCTTTAGACGTATACTTTGCCATCCCATGAACCATCCTTCCTCAATAACATTGGAACAATGGATGGTACACCATTAGTAATAACACCACAAGATAATATTGGTTTAGCCATATTGACTTTCATATATGCCATAGCCATAGACTTCTTATCTACAAGACAACCTACAGACATACCCCAGTTAAGATGGAAGTCATTACCTACATACTCTATATTTGACTGGGTATGATAATGCCCCTGGACAACTGAAGCGGACATCATCTGTACTGCCTTCACAATATTCTTAGATACTTGATGTGCAAAGTAAACTCTACCCATAGCAGTATCTTCCCAATGGGATTCTTTCCATACCCAACCATGACCTACATCTAGTATTTCATTGTAGTCTTTAAGAAAGAACTTAGACATACCCTTTGCCATAGCACGTCTGAGTACCATAGAACCATGATTAGATTCTAGTATAGTCATTACAGGAAACATGGACTCTAGTTTCTTCATGTGATATCTACCGATTTCTAGTTCATCAGCAGGACTAGGTAGATCTGGATTGATTATGTGAGAAACATTAATTGAGTGCCAATCCATTTCATCTCCGATGTGGATAACATTCGTAGGATTATACTTAGAAGCCAAAGACTCCAAAAACCTATAGCTATCTGGATGATGATAAGGCACGTGCAGGTCAGAGATGACCAAAATTCTAGCGTTTTTTCCTGTTTTAAGAGCTGTAGAAGGGGTAATTTCACCTTTCCTAGGTCTACCCCTACCCCTTTTTACTATCTTTAAATCTATCTGCGACTTTCTCTGCTGATCTTCCAACTGTATAGCCTCCTATCCCCACTAGGATTATATTTAGTAGAGAATTTTGTACAGATTCAGGTATGTTGGGTGCAGTAAAGCCAAACCAATGAGCTACCATAAGACCAGCAAATACCAACATCATTATTGGTCGCCAATTTCTTTGTAAGAATCCTCCCTGTGCCTCTATTTGTATAGTTTTAGCAGCACCTTCTAACTCTGCTAGTTCTCCTGCAATGATCTTTTCTTGTACCTTTGCTTTAAGTTTGCTAGCCTCTCCCTTATTATCGACAACTTTATCAATAGTTTTAAAGACTGCTCCAGCGACAGGTCCGAGTAAGTTAAGCATTTGCTTCCTCCATTATTGATGCCAGAGACTTTGCTCTGTTCGGTGTTTGATTTGCCCATCTGGAATCTAACATTTCTGCGGCACATTCCGAGTACCTTTGTTCTTTAAGATTAGATAAAGCACCTTTGAATTTAGATACACCGCCTTCGCCCATTTGGAACACCATCTCAATAATAACTTCCCTAGCTGTGTCAGTAATATCATAACCATCAAGAATCCTCTCAGCACCATTAACTGCGTTTTGAAAATCATTCTCAAATAAAGCCTCCCATCCATCTCTGTCTGTTGGTATATCTTCACCAGGTATGATCTTATGTCCATACCCACCAGTTTCAAATCCCAAAGTATCTTTGTATACTGTTTCGCAATAACCCTCATGTTCTTTAATCCTCCCTTTTAGTTTGTTATATTGTGTCATAATCTTTTTGTGTACAAAATCCTGATATGTACAAATCCTTATTGTTTCTTAAACTGTATCTAAAGTTATCCACATATGCAAGGCAATCTGGTACAGTTTCAAATGGCTCATAAATAGGTTCTAATACACAACTTTTATCTAATGGAGAGTTTAATGATTGAACACAGAATAGTATTATTAGATATATTTTCACTTTACTTGTGTAATTATAATAGCAAGTAGATTAGAAAATACTAGAAAACCAACGGACCACATTACTTTCTTTATCATGGAGATGTCAGTTTCAATATGTCTAAGATGATTAGACTTAATTATTTCGATATCCTTTTTGATTAAAAGAATATCTTTTTCTAACTTATTTATTTTCTCCGACTGACTCGCCATTAGGTAATCCTGATGAATTTAATTGTACTTTTTCTTGCATAGATAGCTGCTCACTAATTGATTTTTCAATAGATGAGGCATATTCAGCTTTAGCTTTCTGCATCAAGACAACATCATCTACAGTCATGTTATTCTTTTCTTCTCTTAACTTAGCATTTTTTTCATGTGCTAAATCAAGTCTGTCTAATAAGAATTTGTTATGAGTTCTGAGCTCTCTAACTTCTTTTTTAACAGCTCTAAGTTCTTTTTCTGTTTCTTTTTGTGTTGCCATTAGTTTACTTTACTCATTGATCTAATAAATTCAACACCTTCTACAGTTTCTATTTGGGCCTCTACTTTTGTACAGGATATTCTAACTGTATCTGACATATTTCTTTCCATTATTCTTTTCTTTTCAAGACAATCTTTAACACCATTAGTAACAGTATGTTCAATCATAGTGCCTTGTGAAAACAATAGTAATGCTATAATAACTTTAGTAACCATTTGCTGCTCTTATTTTATCTTTTAATTCTTCAATGTCATTTAATGCTTTTTCCATATCAGTTTGCAATCTCATAATGTTTACTTTGTTATGTGCCATGTTTTCTAAATCTTGTGACATACCTTCTACTTGCTCTGATACAAATTCTAGTAGCATAAACTGTTCCTGATCTATAGGTATTTGACTTGCATTTTTAACAAGATCAGCTTCAAATAAAGTAGCTCTAGTTTCTATATTATTTAACCTTTCAATAATACCAAAGTATGCCCAAACAGCAGTAGCAGTAGCTCCTAATAAACCTATGAGATTCTTAAGAGGTAATCCTATTTCTGTTTTTTCAGATAGACTAGGCATTACCTACAGATACATTCACCATTACATAGTTCACACATGGTCTACTCCTTTGGGTATTTATCTTTGACTGCTTGTATTGTAGTTTTCCAACCATCAATGCCATTATGAAAAATGTCATCAAGTTGATCTACAATAGCTGGGTACTCAGAAGCTCTTTTTCTCTGATACTCATTGTTGTCGTAAGCAGTTTGTAACTCAGCTTTCTTTGCTGATACTTGATCCCATGTAAAATCCTGTGTGTCTTTGTAAATGGCACTGCCATTCTCATCTGCACCAGAGATATATTTTACATTGGTTTCGTACTCAGCTTGATTACTGGGTTCATCATTGACTACTACTTGAGCATCTGCATCAAGAGCTTTGATTGCATCTATTATACTTGTCATTGTTTTTCTCCTTTCAATTTCATTATGCTAATACCTCCTCTAAAATTATAGATGAAGTTTCTTGTGCATCTGGATTGATAACAACTGATGCACCATTTGGTCCAGAATTAAACTGCATTTTATATTTTATTGTATCTGCACTTGCTGGTTCATCTAAAAAAGATACTGCAAATCTTCCTGTATTTGTTGCTGTGCTATTTGTAAATAAAAAACCATTTTCAAAATCTCTAATTTTAGAATAACTACCACTACCTATTTTTCTGTATAAATCTAAAGCTAAATACATATTGTTAAATTTTCTAGCTGATAAAGATATATGAAGTAAAACCTTTGAAGTTGTTGCAGTTGTAACAATAGTTGTTTCACTACCGCCTACATCTGCAAAGGAACTTGATGAAGAAGAAGTTTGAGTTGTAATATGATTAGCAACAACTTGACCAACCTTACCTACATCAACAGCAGAGATTGATTGATTATTTAATTTAATAAGTGCCATTACGCTAGTACCTCCATAAGTGTTAGAGTTGAAATTGTGCTATAACCTCCACCTTTACTATTAAAAGTATAACTACTACCAGATACTTTTGATTGTAAGTGAAAAGTAATAGAACTCGTGCTGTTTGGACTATCTAAAAAATTAATACTAAAACCACCATCACCTCTATCTGAGTTAGGTGTTCCAGCACTTTGAGCAGCTGTGCCTTGACCAGCAGTTCCAGTTTGTAATGTTGTACTATCTCTTAATACTCTAAAAAATATATCCATAGCAGCACCTGGATTATAACCACCTAATCTAAAATCTATTAAAACTTTACTACTTGTAGCTGAGGGAGTTATATCCGCAGTCATAACATCTGCAAAAGATGTAGTGCTTATGCTAGCACTAGCTGTGCTTACAGTTTGAATCACTTGACCAATTTTTCCCCCACCTATAGTGGCACTGCCACCCAGTGATACTGCACTACCATTTAGTGTAATTGAACTGTTAGCTAACTTGGCATTTGATACTGATCCATCAACAATCTGAGATGCTCCTACTGAACCACTACCTACTGTCGTTAAAGTGATTGCTCTTTCTGCAATAATAAAGTCTATAGAATCTGAAGAAGTTAATGCTGATGCAAATACAATCGTACTACCTGATACTGAATAAGAGCCTTGGGGTTTCTGAATGATTCCATTGAGGCTCACAGTGAGGCTCTCTGCACTACTAGGTACAAATGCAACACTATTTAATAATAGGTTATATGTAGCTGTAGCACTTGCTGTAATATTATCTAATACTACTCTATCGGAAACACTTGATATATCTCTACCTATATATGCCATTATGCTAGTATCTCCATGACTGTGATTGATGATGTACCTCTAGATACTGTATTTGAATCTGCATCTCCAGGACTTCTGTTTAAACGAAAAACATCTGCACCTTCTGCACACCCAGTTATTTTATATGTCTGTTCGCTAGTAGATGAGGGACTATCAAGAAAAGATAAATGATAATTAAAAAGTGCATTGTTGCCTTCTTGTTCATGTCCTGAAGTTACTCCTGAAATTTGACTACCAGAAGGACTACAATTAGCAATAGCAGTACTGCCTCTTTTAAGACCAATAAAACATCTAGTGGTTTCGTTTGATGTTGCTGTAACAGAAGCCATTATTAAAATTTTAGAGCTTGTGGCACTTGGTGTAATAGCTACACTCATTCCTGTTACATCAACCATAGTAGTTGAATTAGTGCTAAAACTTACTGCGTTAGTGTGTGTTGAAACTACTTGACCAATCTTTCCCACGCCACTTACTGTTCCTGTAAAGGAATAAGTATCTGCAAGGTTCATACTCTCTGCTTGTATTTTAGATAATGGCATTATGCTAATACCTCCATTAGTGTCATAGTTGATATAGTTCTGTGGTTAGCAGCATTGTCTATATTCTCACCTTCACTGTTTAATTTAAATGTTTGACCACTGTTTAATGTTACTTGTAATTTGTAAGTTGTTGCTGAAGTAGTTGA